GCTAGTATACCTTCGAAACTAGCATTAAACATTTAAAGTCCAAACTAACATGGCAAATCAATTAAACACAGGAAACCTTGACACATTGAAGAAAGGTGAAACTTTATTAGTAAACGCTCGTAAAGTAAAAGGTGGAAAGATCCACTTAGAATTCGCTGAAGTTGTTAAAACAAGTGAAAAAGGAGAAAATGTATTATCTATTTTAAATAAATCAGATGATAGATTTAGTTCTAATGCAAGAAGATCTTGGGTAACAGCTGAACCTACTGACGCATCAGAATCATTCGGAATCTCCTTTGGAGAAGATGCAGAATGGTACGCATCAGAAAAAGGAGAGATGTTAGAATTAAACATTCTTAACCCTATGATTAATGGAACTCGTTGTAGAGTATTAGTAAATGAGACTACAGAGCCATCTGAATGGCAAGCTGACAACTTAGACACATCTGCTAAAAGAAAAGGTAAAGGTGGAGACTTTATTACACATAATGGAGATTATATCTTCAGTAATACTGAAATCACACTTACAAACAAAGCAACTGAAGGAATGCATACATTCTTAGAGCCAGACTCTACAACTGTAAGCGTAGCTGAACCTATTCACGAAGGATTAACTTCAATGATTTAGTAATCTAATTGTATTGAAGAGTGTAGGATAATTATATTAAAGCAAAAGCTTAATAAGTTAAACGAAGACCTACACTCTTCATACTTTTATTTAAACCTGCAATTATGGGACACATGAAATGGATTAACGCAATGATAATTGATGGGACATATGACCTATTTAAATTATTAACAAAAGCAGCTTTAAAAGCAAATAAAGAAAAGTTTATATGGGACTTAGCCTCAGTTGATACAAAGTACGCTGAATGTGTGTGTAAATATGTAGATAAACATGCAATGAAAAAGTATGACCAACATCTTATAGACTCCCATATTGATAATAAAGAAGGTATACTATGATATATTTTATTAGTAATACAAAGCAAATTTTTGATAGTGAGCAGTTTTATACTGCTTCTATTGAAGATGCTGTTAAATATTGCTCCCAAAGAGATATACTTGGAGTAGATACTGAAACAACTGGATTAGATTTTATATCAAATAAAATGACAATGTTCCAAATTGGGGATGATGTTTGCCAATTCGTTATTGATACACGAAATGTTTCAATTGAACCATTAAGAGAAATCTTAGAATCAAATGATACTATCAAAATATTTCACAATGCTAAATTTGATCTTAACTTTATAAGAGCTAACAGCAATATACAATGTGAAAATATCTATGATACTATGCTAACTGAGAAAGTACTCAATTGTGGTAAAGGTTTAAGTGCAAGTTTGGCTAACACCTTACAAAGACACTTAGGAGTAACCTTAAAGAAAGCTGTAAGAACAGAATTCATTAACCTTGAAACAAAGCCATTCACTGTTGACCAAATAGTTTATGGAGCTAAAGATGTACAATATCTTGTACAAATACGGGATAAACAAACCCCAATTATTGAACTTAATTCTTTAGAAACTACTACTAAATTAGAGAATAAAGCTGTTTCAGCATTTGCTGATATTGAATATAATGGATTAGGGTTAAACATTGAAAAATGGTTAGATTTAGGAGATGCTTCTCTTAAAGAAGCTATTGAAATCAAAGCTGACCTTGAAGATATTGTATTTACTACTAAAAAACTATCGAAATTTGTACCAAAATACAAACAAGTAGATATGTTTCAAGAAACACCAACTCAAATTGATATTAATTGGGATTCACCTAAACAGGTACTAGATGTATTTCAACATTATGTACCTAAACTTGAAAATGTAAATGGTAAAGAGCTTATCAAATACAAAAACAAGTTTGATATTATAAGCAAATATATTAGTTATAAGGAACAGATGAAAATAGCAAGTAGCTATGGAGAAGCTTTCCTTAAACATGTTAGAAATGATGATAAAATACACACTTCTTTTAATCAAATACTTGATACAGGAAGAGTATCCTCATCTAAACCTAACATGCAGCAAATACCTGCTGATAATAGATTTAGAAATTGTTTTACCGCCCCTAAAGGGTGGTCTTTCGTAAGTGCTGATTACTCTTCACAAGAATTAAATGTCATAGCTTTTGGTAGCGAAGATCCCGTGTGGATTAGCGCTTTGGAAAGAGGAGAAGACTTACACTCTACATGTGCTGAATTAGTATATGGTAAAGAGTGGAAAGATAGTGCTGAGGATAATTGCGATTACTATATTAACAAAAGTAAATGTAATTGTCCTAAGCATAAAAAACTTAGAACAAATGTTAAGACTGTAAACTTTGGCTTAGCTTATGGTATGGGTGCAAATAAATTAGCAGAAACTTTACTTATAAGTAAAGGAGAAGCTAAGCAATTAATTGAAGACTACTTTAAAGCTTTTCCAAGTATTGGAAAATTCTTAGATAAGTTAGCTGAATATGGTAAAAGCTTTGGATATATTAAAACTTTTCCCCCATTTAATAGGAAACGATGGTTCGTAAATTGGTTCCCTAAAATATGGAGTGATGAGTCAAAATCTATGGAGCTATCTAGTATTGAGAGAGCGAGTAAGAATACTCCAATTCAAGGTGCATCAGCTGATATGACTAAACTTGCTATGATTTATGTAAGAGATTACATTAAAGAAAAGCAGGTGCCAGTTAAAATGGTAATGACTGTGCATGATCAAATAGATACTATCTGTAAAGATGAGTATTTAAATGAATGGATGCCTTTATTCCAAGAATTGATGGAGAAAGCTGCAAATGTAGTAGTAACTAACGGTCTGCTTAAAGCAGATGTAACAACTAGTAAAACATGGGAGAAATAACTTTAACCCCTTTTGATATACTATTTAAAGCTATACGCAAAGAATTAGGAGTAAGTAAACAAGAGATAACGAGTAGAAGTAGATATAGGCGAGTATGTGAAGCAAGACAAATGTTTTGCTTCCTTGCTAGGAAACATACACATGAGTCTTCTACTAATATAGGAAAAGCTATAAAGCACCACCATGCTACAGTTTTATACTCTGCTAATACTATGCGGGATCTTTGCACTTCAACTAAACGTTTAAGTATAGCTAAAGGATATATTGAGAAAGAGATTGCAACTAAACTTCATACTATAATTAAAATTGAAGTGTGCAATCATTGTAATCAACCTATTTATAAATCAGATTAAACCTTTTAAAGATGATAAGAGATACACAAAAAACTTCATACGAACTTTTAAAACCACAATTAGGTATGAAGCAAAAACAGGTGGTACTTGCATTAATGCAGCTTACCAAAGCTACTAACAGAGAGTTAGCTACTCATTTAGGATGGGAAATTAACTCTGTTACTGGAAGAGTAAATGAATTAATGCATAAAAAACTTATCACTTCTAACGGAACAAGATTAGATACTTATACTAAAAGAAACGTAACGTTATGGCAATTAACAAAGTAGTAACCCATGAGGTTAAAGATGCAGAGCAGAGAGCAGCATTAAATGCTTGGGCTGGAAAAGGATTTAGAGGTAGTATCATTGCTGGTACTGGTTTTGGTAAATCTAGATGCGGTGTAGTAGCAGTTAATTATACTCTTGAGAAAAACCCTAAGGGTAGAGCTCTTGTGTTGGTACCAACCACACAATTGCAAGACCAATTTGCGGACGAGTTCCGTAAGTGGGGGTATGATGCATGCTTGGACCGAGTGGATATTATTTGTTATCAGAGTGCCCATAAATTTAAAGGTGAGCATTATGACATAGTAGTATGTGATGAAGTTCACTTAGGCTTGAGCAAGATTTATAGGAAGTTCTTCGTAAACAATACCTACGACAAACTCCTATGTATGACTGCTACTCCCCCCGAAGAGGATGAATATAGGATTCTTCTCTTCAAGTTAGCCCCTACAATCTACAAGATTACTCTTGATGAATGTGTAGAATTAGGTTTAGTAAGCCCTTATGAAATTTATTGTATTCCTCTTACCTTGACTGGTGAAGAGAGGACATTATATAATAGAATTAATAGGAAGTTTGTTAAGCATAAACTTGCACTTGGTGATGATGCATTCAACACCGCTCGTATAGTATTAAGCACCAATAGCTCACCTTCTTTGAAGGCTGATGCAGCTGGTTTTTATAAAGCTATAAGAGAAAGAAAGAGTATAGTAGATTGTGCGGCTAATAAAGTGGAGAAGTTTAGAGAGATTGTCTATGACAATTTAGATAAACGAATCATAACCTTTGGAGGTGTAAACAAGTTTACTGATGAGTTGGCAGCGAGTGTTAGCCCTTTAGCAGAGGTATATCACAGTAAGAGGCCAATGAAAGAGAGGAAGAGAGCTCTACAACGATTTAAAGACGGAGAGATTAACATACTCTGCTCTACAAAAGCGTTGAATCAGGGATTTGATATTCCAAATGCTAATTTAGGTATCATCTGTGGGTTAACCTCAAAAGCTTTATCAATGGTCCAACGAGTTGGAAGACTGATAAGGTATGAAGAGGGTAAAACAGGGAAGATATATGTGCTGTATATGGAAGACAGTCAAGAGGAAAAATGGTTGAAAAACTCTGTTCAAGATATGAAAGGAGTTGTTTGGCTATAAAAAATAACTACATAAACATTTTGTTATGATAAAAAATTGCTTTACATTTGTCGATACGTTATATGCCATTATAACAGATTTATTTATATTGCAAGATGAAAGTTGATATTGATTTTGGATTATTAACGGCTATAGGTATGAGTCCAGATGAATACATCTACCTATATCTAATCCATAAGAAAGGATTCAATTACCTTACACAACTTAATCTTAAACCAAATTTAGACGCTCTTCAAGAGCAAGGATATGTTAAGCTGGGCGATACAGCTGCAGAACACAAGGTTAGACAGAAATATCTAGACTTATTCTTATCAAATTTTGAGCAGATGTTCGCTGAGCTTACCATGACCTATCCAATGAAAGTCACAACTGATAAACGTGACATACGTATTCTTCATGCTAAGGATCCACAAGCTAAATCAAACTTAAAAGCTAGGCAAAAGTATAAGAAGATAGTAGATGGTAAGCTATTTAAACATAAGCATATTATAAACTGTCTGAATAAACAGCTTAGAATGGAAAGGGATAGATTAGGCTATCTACAAAATTTAGAGACATGGATTAATAACCATACTTGGGAAAAGTATGAAAACTTAGATGAAGATGATACAAAGCAACAAACAGGACCAAGAATCACAAGATCCCTTTAAAGACTACGGCTTTAATTCCATAGCAGAATCAGTGCAAACCTCAATTGATGAGGTAAAGACTGGTATGCTTGGGCTTAGAAAAGTATTCCCTACTAAATGGCCTAGACTAAACAGAAATTTACTTGGAGGATTACAACCAGGTAAGATGTATGTGATAGCAGGTAGACCAGGAGTAGGTAAGTCTGCGTTTAGTAATCAATTAATATTCGATACGCTAGATGCTAACCCAGATAAGAAAATAATAGTATTGTATTGGAGTTTTGAGATGCCTGGACATCAGCAAATATTAAGAGCTGGTTCAAAGGATGTTAAAACTCAAGTACTTGACCTATTGTCAGTTGAGGCCACCTTATCACAAGAAGCTTATGAAGAATATAAAAGCAAAGTGCAAGTGTATAATGACTATTCTATATTTTTCAATAGCATTCCTCGTACTATTGAATATATTACACAAGCTAATGTGGCTATATGTGCTGAAAAACCTGATGACATCGTAATAAATGTATTTGATCACTCTAGACTTATTTTAGGTAAGGCTGATAAAGAGATGATAAGGTTAAATGCTGTATCTAAAGGATGTATGTGGATGCAAGCTAAGTTAGGGGTAGTAAATATACTCTTATCTCAGTTGAACAGAAACATAGAAAATGAACATAGAGCTAAAAACCAATACCAACCTCTGTTAACAGATTTATTTGGTGGAGATAGTATAGGGCAGGATGCACATGTTGTTATAATGCTTCAAAGACCTTATGATCTATATGGTATTACAGAAACATATTGTGAAGAGAACCCAATGGGTCTATTAGCTGCTCATATCGAAAAGAACAGAGATGGATTGTTAGGGATGATTCCATATGAAGCTGACCTTAGTACTTTCACTATAACTGAAAGAGTTAAGAAATAGTAGGTAAGAGAGATGAGTATCCTCTTTTAAGACCGTGACTCCAGGCGATACTGCCAAACCACATGGGCGCCTATTTTAGCATATGTGAGCAAGCTACTTGAACGCTGCAAACAAACCTCCCTATCAGTTACTTAATTGTAGCAATAACCTCAGATTATTTGTTAGGGAGGTAAGCATAACGTGAGCAAGCTGCGTGAACGCTGCATCCAAGTCCCCGATTGTATCAACCTGTTTGTTTTAGTGAACAAAAGGTAATACGGATTCACCCTGGTCGGGGCAAACATACGAGAGTACCAAGCGTGAGTTGGGCATATAGTGAAAAGTCCTAGTAAGTAAAATCGCTAGGCAAGAAATCCTGAGCTGGGGAGCTTAGGTGAAGTCAAGCGTTGAAAGTAGAGGGTGGTGGGAACTTACCCTCTGCAATCAACCAACTAAAACAAGAGTAAGATGAAGAAAGGTTTTAAACAGTCAAGGAAAGTTTGACAGTTCAATTAGAAGGTATAAAGAAGGTATAAAGAAGGTATAATATCGCATATCGGAATATGGAATAAAGCTCATTAATGTCCTGAATGTAGCTCATAATCAAGACAATTTGAGCCACAACGAAGGTAAATATAAGCTTTATCTACCCTCGTATTATTAACGAAGGTAAATTGAGCCGAATAGAAAGACTAATTGACTCAGCTAAGTATAGCGATGGTGTAAACTACCACCATTAGTAATGCGTATAGAAACTTTGTGAATTTATTCATAGGGTAAATATATAGAAGGGTAATTCAAAGAGTGTTAACTGTAAGTTAAGAAATAGTTATGTATCAAGGAACTTTAACAGATAAAGATAAGGGAGAAACTATAAAGTTTAGAGATAAGTCTATATTCGAGGTGATGACTCACTTTAGTATGCTTATAGAGGATTGTGATTTAGAGAAGATTCAAATTAAAATTAGAAAAACAGATGGCAAAGTTTGAATGTGAAATATGTGGAGAGAAATTAGAACTATCTTCACATACTATGAAAGTAGTAGACGGAAAGGTAGTAGCTCCTGAGGCTACGTGCTGCAATACGTATATGAAGAGTATACGAGAAAATAAAGGATTTGGGTCTGCTATTATGAGACCTGGAGGTAAAGTAAGAGGTAAAAACGGATTAACAAATTAAAAGAAAGGCGTATGAAGGCATTAATAATTATTGTTTTAATAGCACTAGCTGTTATATTGTATGAAACACTAAAATCACCATTTAATCTAAAAGAACATGAAGAAAAACAAAGGAGTAATTCAAAACCTTCTGTGCGAGTCAATCAACCGGGGAAAAAGCCTAAGCGTCGTGCAAAGACTGCTAAAGGTGAAGCACAAAATCGTCGTAAGTCTAACAGTACTAAGAAAAAGGCTAAGAAATGAGCAAGCTTCCTAAGAAGAAAGTAAAAGCGAGTAGAAAATCACCAAAGAACATGATTATTTACGGTGCTCCTAAGATAGGTAAGACGACAGTGCTAGCTCAACTAGATGACTGTCTTATTATAGACTTAGAACAGGGCTCTGACATGTTAGATGCATTAAAAGTACAAGTAAATAGTTTAGCTGAGTTAGGTAAGATAGGTAAAGCTATATATGACGAAGGGAAACCTTATAAATATGTAGCAATTGATACTATCTCTAAGTTAGAAGAATGGTGTGAAGAAGAAGGTAAACAAATTTACCTGAAGACTCCAATGGGTAAGAACTTTGAACAAAAGAACCCAGGTATGTCTATCCTTTCATTGCCTAACGGTGCAGGTTACCTGTATCTTAGAATGGCATATAAGAGGTGGCTAGATAGATTAAACACGCTTGCTGATCATGTGATCCTAGTTGGTCACTTGAAAGACAAGATGCTTGAGAAGAAAGGTAAGGAAGTAGCTGTGAAAGACCTCGACCTTACAGGTAAGATCAAGCAAATTACATGCGCAAACGCTGACGCAGTAGGCTATATCTACAGAGAAGATGATGTTACTATGATTTCATTTGATTCACTAGACGATATAGTAGCCGGTAGTCGATGCGAGCACTTAAAGGGTAAGACCATGCCTATGAAATGGTCAGAAATATTTATTGATTAACCAAATAATTAATTGCAAGATGATTGAAACCAATCAAATTTCAGAAACAAGCGTTGAGACAGCACCGACTCCGCAAAACATTACAACGTCTATGATCATTGAAGATCTAGAAAATGGAATTGACCGTAAGGGAATCCAAACTAAATACAGCCTAGAAACTTGGGAGGTTGCTGAAATGTTTAAGCACCCAGTACTTAAAGGTAAGAAAGTTAAGAAAAAGCGTAAGCTATCTTTTAACTTTGTTGATGACACAGCAGTAGATCCTGCACAAACAACAGTGGAAGGAGTTATCAAGGAAGTTATGGGAACAGTAAACACTATTACAGATGATTTTCATAATCGTGCAGATCTAAGATCTCAAGATGCTATTGAAAATACT